TAATGGAGAACTTAGTGGAAATAGTGGAGCTGGTATGTATCTTGACATCACTCAAACAAATACAACAGCTGAATCAATACACTCTCATAGATTAAGTAAACCAGCAATTTATACTCATAATTTTAGATATTCTTTCGGAAATTTTGATATTCCAGCAGATCAGGTATCATCATATGTTGATGTTGATTTTAGTAGAGATAGAAAACTAGATACGGCTGTTACTCCATTCATCTTGGTTGAGTACATCATTAAATACTGATCATGGCAATAATTTGGAATACTAGAGATAATTCTGGCGGTTTTGGTGGTTACACTAATGGGGCATGGAGTTCTTTCATGAACACTTATGCCGTTAGATTTACTTCGGCAACTACTGGGACTGGAAGTGCTTATAATGGCAGCACATTTAATAGAAGTTATTCTGTTTATTTTCCAAATTCAGGAAATTATACAATTACGGCTGCAGCAGATGATAGCGGTACTTTAAATGTTGGTGGAGTAAATTGTTCTGTAGCTGGATTTAGTGGGTCTTCATCTACCACTAGATTTTATAATAGAGGCACCTATACTGTTTCGCTATCAGTTTATAATCAACCAAATGGAAATGTTTTTACATCAAATCCTTATGGTATTGCAATAACTATCGATGCTCCACCTCCACCTCCAGCACCATCTATATCATTTTCCGTATCACCGACATCATTTTGTAGTGGTTCTTCTGCTACATTATCTTGGTCTGTTTCTGGAATAGTAAGTAGTGTTTCAATTGATCAGGGAATAGGATCTGTAGGAACTTCTGGATCTAGAACAGTTTCTCCTTCTAGTTCTACTACATATACTTTAACAGCTTCTGGGGAAGGAGGATCATCATCTGCTACAGCCACATTAATAGTAAAGCAACCATCTAATACAAATTTAACTACAGATTCTTCTTCAATTATTAGGGGGCAATCTACTACATTGAGATGGGTTACTGGTGGAGATTCTACAGCAGCATCAATTTCTCCAGGAATAGGATCCGTAAATATTAATGGATTAACCACAATTTCTCCAACAGAAACTACAACATACGAAATATATGTTGATGGAGTATGTAATGATGCTTACGATTCTGTAACTTTAGTGGTATATCAACCTCCTACAGTTGATTTGTCTGGTCCAGAAACATTAAATTATAATCAACAGGGTACATTGACTTATGAAAGTACTTATGCTGATATTAAGCTAGAAATAATACCATCTTACACATACAAAACTGGTACTGTTCTTGGTGATGTGATTTCTTTGCCAGCAGGAAATCCATCGAACGGAACTTTACAAACACAAATACCATATAATGATAATGGACCATTTTCAGTGTCATACATTATTGTTGCTATGGGAAATGGTGGTCAAGAATCTAAACAAATTACAATACCAATTAATGTAGACGAAACTCCAGAAAATTTCTTAGTACCAGAATCTGAAGATCTGTTTAAAGATCAACAACCAATTTATACGCCAAATGTTTCATTAACATCATATGAAATTATTATAGATGATATAGATGTGCCAGTAGAAATTAAAGCTGATAAACCAATATTAATTGAAGTAAATAATGATGACTCTTGGAAACAAATTAGGGAACTCTAATAATGCCAATTAATTTAACAATATATTCTTCACAACAAGTTACAATACCAGAAGATGCTGCTAATCTAAGCTTGAAATTATATGGTGGTGGCGGAGGAGGTGAATTTGTTGAGCAATATACTCTTGTGTCTACTGCTGGCACCAATGGAGGAACATCTTCTTTTATTGGTTTGAATGCTAATGGTGGTCAGGGAGGTGGTATTGGAGGAAAAAACCAGGGAGGAGCTGGCGGTTCGGCAAGTGAATCTTTTGCTTGGAGTTCTCTTGGATCTTCTGTTAACATAGTTAATGGATCAAGTGGTCAATTATCATCTGGAGGAACTGGAGGAACTATTTCTGGTTATTCTTCTGTTAATGGTGGATATGGAACTCCTCTTCAAGTTAGTTATACATCTAATGTTTACCATATTTTTAATGACGATACTGATACACATATAGTTACTCAAAGCAGTCCAGATATTTACGTTGGATTTGAATCACAATATGCTCCAGGCGCTCCTTGTAATACTAGTCTTGCTTATAAGCATTATAGTGTTAATTTTGTTGCTCCTTATGATGATGCCAATTACAGCATAAATGTTTTTAGTGTTTGTCAACAGGCTGCTGCTGGCGGTACTGCTGGTCCCTTTTATGTTTATGGTATAGATTATAAAACCAGATTTGGATTTAGAATTTGGTTTTGTAGGGCAGGAAATAATAGCTATGTTAGATGTTTTTCATTCACCACAACGGGAAATAGAACACCTTTAGTTGGAAGAGGTGGGGGAGGGGCTGGATTTATTGAAGCAAATATAACTAGAGCACAGCTTGTTCAAAGTAGTACATATAGACCAGGAACTTCACATCAATTAACTATTGGCTCTGGTGGCTCTCGGGGAGGAGCTACAGCAGATAACGGACAGAGTGGGAAAGCATTTTTAACAATACTTCTGGAACCAAGAATTTCTGTATCTATTGATGATACTTCTGTTATTAAGGGTGGATGTAGTACATTAAGATGGTCTGTCACGGGAGATGTTGGTCAAGTAACAATTTCTCCTGGTATTGGATCGGTTAATATTAGTGGTCAGCGTCAAATATGTCCAGAAGAAACAATAACATATACTATTACGGCATCTGGATTGGGTGGTACAGATACAAAAGAAGTTACATTAATTGTATATCAACCCCCTACTTTACAAATATCAGGACCACAATCCCTTAATTATGGTCAGCAAGGAGTGATAACTTACGAAGCTACTAATGTTGATATTAGCTTTACTGTGGAACCAGTTTATAGCTACAAAAATGGAGATGTATCTGGATCTATGTTTAATACTAATTTACCTTTGGGTGCTAGTTTATCCAATTCTTATCAAACAAATATACCATATAATGATTATGGTCCATATAGTGTAAGTTATACAATAACAGCAACTGGCAATGGCGGTCAAGAAACAAGGCAAATCATAATACCAATTAATATTGATGAAACACCAGATAATTTTTTAATTCCAGAAACGGAAGAAGCTTATAAATCACAAGATCCAGTTGTCACACCAGATCAAACAATATTGTCATATGAAATAGTTGTTGATGGTGTAGATATTCCTGTTGAAGTGAAAGCCGACAAGCCAATTTTAGTTGAAATTAATAATGATGATAATTGGGATCAAATTAGGAGTATATAATAATGGCATTTAATCTTTCCTGGAATACTACACAATCTGGATTAGTTGCTGGAGCTGGTGGATGGGTAATTTCTGATCAAGGAAGAACTATTAGATTTAACGTACAAAATTCTGCTAATTGTGGTGGATCCAATTCAGGAACTCAGTCTGGAGTAGCTACAGCAACAATTTCTACTACAGAAAGGGTTCTTTTGGGTGTTAATTTGACGGGTCAGGGAGAACTTCAGGATAGTGGATTTGAAAGAATGACTCTGACCTTGAACGGACAACAAATTAAAACTGCTACTTCTCAAGATCAGAATCAGGGATGTGCTACTGGTCCTGTTATTCAAACAGAAATTAGACCGTCTCCTTATTTTTTGGAAAAAGGTTCTGTAAACACATTTAGATTAGATTTTACTACGGCAGATGGTTTGTTTCATGTTAATGCTTTTTATGAATGTATTTTAACATTTATTGTATTGTATGATCCTCCATCTATTACATTTTCTGGCTCTCCTACAGCAATAGTACGAGGACAAACTTCTACGTTGTCGTGGAATGTAACTGGCGTTATTGACAGTATTAATATTAATCAGGGGATTGGAGCTGTTAATTCTTCTGGTAGTATAGTTGTAAGTCCTCAAAGCACTACCACATATACTTTATCGGCATCTGGTCCTGGAGGAACAACTTCTGCTATAGTTACAATTACCGTATATGTTCCGCCATCGACAACGCTATTTTTGGACAACACCAGCATTATTCGAGGACAATGTACTGTTTTAAGATGGGTAACTACAGGAGATGCTACTTCGGCAACTGTAACTCCAGGTATTGGTTCTGTTAATATCAATGGATTTACTCAAATATGTCCAACAGAAACAACAACATATAATATCTTTGTCACTGGACTAGGTGGATCTGATTCTGATTCTATAACTTTGACTGTTTATCAACCACCAACGGTTGAGCTAAGTGGTCCAGAATCATTAAATTATGGTCAAAATGGCAATTTATCATATACTGCTACCAATACAGATATTTCATTAATTTTAACTCCAACTTATAATTATAGGGGTAGTACTGTAATTGGAACTGCTGTTAATTTACCAACTGGTTCTTCAGTAAATGGGTTGGTAACAACTGTGATTCCTTACACTGATTTTGGACCATTTAGTGTTACTTACACGATTGTTGCTACAGGAAATGGGGGGCAAGAAACTAAGCAAATAATTATCCCTATAAATATTGATGAAACCCCCGACAACTTTTTAGTACCAGAATCTGAAGATCTATTCAAAGATCAGGAGCCAATTTACACTCCCGACGAAGCAATAACAAGTTATAAAATTGTACTTGGAGATATTGATATACCTGTGGAAATAAAAGCAGATAAACCTATTTTAGTTGAAATAAATGAAACAGATAGCTGGGATCAATTAAGGAGAATATAGTAGATGGCATATCAATTTTCCGATACTCCGCTTTTTGTAAGAGAAGGCGATATTATACAATTTCAGTATAAAGCTCCTGACACTTGGGATACTACAGAAACAGTTACTATTCAGGTAGGTCTCCTAACTCAATTCTGGTTTATCACGACAATACCAGAAGATTTTGAACCAGATCCATTCCCCTTACAGCCAGTAAATAATGCTGAATTAGATACTGTTTATACGTATGGAGATGGAACCAGACCAGGAGAAAATATTATTGTTGTTTCTGGATTAACACCAACAACCGTAGTTCCTGTATCCATTTCAGCAAATGATTTTCCTGATATCAACAGATATTCTGTGAGTATTAATGGTGGTCCTTTTGTATTACTGCCACAAAATACCACTGTACAAAATGGAGATACAATTCAATTAAGAGGGAGAACATTTGATTCTCCAGCACAAACTCTTAGAATTAGTATAACTGTTGGATTAGCTCAAGAAACATGGGAATTAACTACAAAACAAACACCAATCAATAAACCAAATCCAGCTCCAGTATTTACACCATTGACTGGTCTTCCTTTAAATTCTCCAGCATACAGTAATATAGTTGTGGTTCAAGGACTAACTGCTCCTGGTCAAGTTAGTGCTGGTTTTGGCACTTTAGTTGGAGTTTCTAGCACAAATACAACACAAACAAATGCTGAAGGCTATGATGTTCTATCTGGTGTAACTTTTGCTTCTTCAGCAAATATTTCTAATGGTCAATATTTACAATTATTGGCAACAACACCAACAAATCCCAATACACAATTGCCAATTGCTGTTGATATTGCTGAAGGAATTGGTGTTAGTACGTGGACGATTGAAACAGGAGCAGCATTATCTACAACTCCTACCAATTTTAGTTTTCCAAACATAACCAATGTAGCTCCAGGAGTAACTGTACAATCTCAAACTAGACCTGTGGGTGGAATTGGTGGATTGAGTGCTGGCGTTTCTGTTCCAGTTGAATTAGTTTCAACTAGTGGCACAGAACCAAGAATTAGAATTAACGATGGATCTATTGGAATATTTCCTACTACAGTACGAAATGGTGATGTTATCACACTATACAATAAATCATCAGAAACTTTTGGTGGTAATGTAGAAACCTCAATTAAAGTCGGAACAAGAATTATTACTACGTGGAGTATTGATACATATTTAACTCCAGATTCTACACCATCATTTACTGCTCCTCCTAACCTAACAAATAGAGTACCAGATACATTTATTTCTAGTGCTGTCGTAGGTCTAACAGATTTTAATGTTCCAATTACCATTAATGCTACTAATGGAGCACTAATTTCTATTGATTATGATACTCCTGTTGCTGGTCCAAGAACTTTTGATCCACTCGTAAACCAGTTAATTTTCTTAGTTTTAAAAACACCAAACGCTTTAAGTGCTAGTTCAAGCACCACAGTAACTATTGGAGATGCTACTCCATTTACATGGTCAGTAACAACATATGCTGTTGCTCCACCTCCGCCATCAAACCTTGGTACTTGGTATAGTATTAAAACTAAAAAGTATGATGGTCTTTCAATTGGAACTGTTGTTCAGGTATTAAAAGAAAATGTTGTTGATGAATATGGAGATATTGAAGAAAGATTCCCTGGATTCTTGGAATGTGATGGGTCTTCTTATGCTGTTGCTCAATATCCAGATCTATGGAATGTAATTGGAAATACTTATGGAGGTAGTGGAGATTATGATGAGACTACTTTTACATATAGTGGTACATTTAATGTTCCTGATTACAGAAATAAAAAAATATGTGGTATTGGAGCACTAGATGCTAATTTTGGTGGTTCTCCTTTCTTACCTGTTGACTCTGGTAGCATCAATCAAGTTGGATCTACTGGCGGATATTGGTATATTGATAGATCTGGTATTGCTGGTCCGTTGCCTTTGGAGCAGGTATATACTGGTGGAACAGAAAGTCCATTCTTTAGTTTAGGAACAGTTAAAACGATTGGTACTGAACAACTTACTGGAGAATTGACATTTAATATTACTGGATCAATTAATGCTATTCTTGGTCCAGTTGGCGAAACTAGTGTAAATGTTCCAGCACATGATCACGTTTATTGGTCTTCTACTGTAGAGTCTGATGCTGGAGAACCATTAATTCCTTGGGGGAATAGAGCTATGTATGGCTTTAGTGGTTCCGCAAGTTCTTATAGCGGTAGAGGAGTTGCTGACTCTGCTGGACAATCTTCGGTTATTTCTCAGTTTAGATCTATTGCTGGTTCAACTTTTATTTCTGAAGTACAAAAAACTGGTCTTCAATTTGATAGTATACTTCCCCTTGATTCCAGTGAGTTGATTCAATTTGGTAACTGGTGGGCTAGCCCAATTTCTACATTACAAAATCTTGCTGGCAGTAGACTATATGATACTGGATCAGCTGCTGCTAACGATGCTGGTGTTATTGATACACAAGCATCAACGATGAGAATCGCCCCATATGCTTCCCCAGGAACATTAAAAACACACTCACACCTCATGAGTCTTGATGCTGCCACTAATCCACAGACTGACTTTACTTATGGTAATCTTAATGGTGTGGGAACTAAGTATGCTGGATCTCTCCCCTCAGCAAATACTTCTCTAGAAGTTACTTTTAATCAAAGCGAACTTCTTCTTGAATTGAACCCAGCTACATTTACTTTTAACTCTAGTATTAAACCAATTCCTGTGGTAGAATTACAACCAACAAAGACTGTTCCTCTCGTAACACCGTTCCACAAAGTAAAATATATAATAAAGGCATACTAAAATATTATGACTATACAACCATACAGACCTCTCGAATTGATGAGAGATCCAAAGCTGACTAAATTTGAATTAACAGATTTTATCGGTGTCTGGGAAAATTTTGTTCCAGCAAATTTTTGTGATCAACTCATTCAATTTTTTGAACATACTATTAATAATACAGCAGATTATATTGAACCATCTAGTCCAGTACCAGAAAAACAATCAGAAGCGTTGGTATTAAACGGCGATGTTCAATATAGAGGTAATTTAAATAGAAAAGATACTTCTATTCTATTAAATTATACAAACGATACTTACAGTTATCAAGTAAATCAATTTTTAAAATCATGTGTTTTACATTATATTGATAATTTTTCTCAATTAAGTAAACTTGCTATGATTTCTTCTGATATTAAATTTCAGAAGACTGAACCAGAAGGTGGATATCATTTGTGGCATTATGAAAATTCTGCTCCCGACTATGCTGCCAGGGAATTAACTTGGATGATTTATTTAAATGATGTTCCTGACGGAGAAGGAGAAACAGAATTTTTATATCAGCGTAGAAGAATTAAACCAACCAGAGGAACTGTAGTCATCTTTCCTGCTGGTATGACTCATGTACACAAAGGAAATACAATATTTACGACGAATAAATACATTTTGACGGGATGGTATATAAAAACTGCTAGAGTTTAAATATGGAACAACAAATGTTAAAACCAAATATTGAGATTGATTTTCTCAATAAGTATATTTTTACTCCATCAGATGATTTAACGTCTGCTGTTGCTAGTGTCAAAACCATCGACGAAAATTTACTGGTAAAATTCTTTGATAATATTGATCCATTTTGGCATACTGAAAATGATCAACTTCAGTATTTTATTAAATATAACAATGGAGAATATTTTTGTCAGAGAAGAAAATTAAAATATGATTTTGCCAGCAAAACAAATTATTGGCAAACATACAACCTAAAAAATGTTCCTCAAGATAAAATTGATCAATTAGTTGAAAGAATTGAAGCATTTATTATTCTTAATGCTGATGTTAAAAAGTTTTTAGCTATCAGTGAAGTAAAAGAAGTTGGGCAAGAATCTCTTTTCTATGAAAGAAGATTGCTAAAAAAGATTGCTGAGAAAAATTCTATGTTGGCAACATCTGATTGGAGAGTTCTTCCCGACGTAGTTGATACTTATCCAGGCGAAAAAGACATGTGGATGAAGTGGAGAAATACTCTTCGCCAAGAAGTAATTCAAAGACCAGAAAATTTTGAAAATCCACTAGAATTTCTAAAGTATCTGTATGATTTAAAATATCCAGTTGATCCAAAACTATATTTTAAAATGTATCCAGAAGGAAAAGATGAAGAAGGCAACGAAGTAGAATATCTTTCAACCCCAGAACAATGGGTTAAATATGATGTTGAAGCATCTACTGATTTTATTAGTGCTAATGCTGTTAGAGCATTGAATTACACTAAAGGTTACATTGAAGCTAGAATTAGAGTTAAGAAAAATATTCTTAATATTCTTAAAGAATTTGATGTTAGTGACATCTATCCAGAATATGATATTGATAAATTTGAAGAGGAAACTGAGGGATGATTTTAGAAATTGAATTATTACAAGATCATGATATTACAACAATTCAATCTATTTTAAATACAGCAACATATAAACCAGGAAAACTCTCCACTGGAGAAAACACTGACGTTAAAGTATCTGCTGTGGTTGATCAAAATACTTTAGAGTACAAAAAAGTATACGAAATTTTATCTAGAGCAATCTCTAACAATATTACTTTTTCTTCTTTATTATCAACTAAAAAAATAACACCACCTGTCATCGTAAACTACGAAACGGGTGGTTTTTATGATTGGCATATTGATGAAATAGAAATAGGTAGTGTTTTAACTCACTACAGTATGACAATATTTTTAAATAATCCAGATGAATATGATGGTGGCGAATTAATTTTAATTAGAGATGGCAAAGAAGAACAATACAAATTACAGGCAGGAAAAGCCCTGATATATTCTACTGGAATGTTACATAAAGTTGCTCCTGTTAAAACAGGAAACCGATTAGTTTCTATTTCATGGCTGGAATCATTAGTCAAAGACGAATTTATTAGAAACTGTATATTCGATCTAGGTAAAATCAACAAAGAACTTTTGAATGATAAAGTAGATAATACCAAAGTATTGAGTTTAGAACAACTTAGAATTAATATGTTGAGGCAGTATGGAAACTTTTAGTAGAGATGAAATTGTATCTTATCAAAATATTTTTTCCGTAGAAGACTATTGGAAAATAATGGACTATGTGAATAGACCTCAATGGGCGTTTGGACATGGTTCTAATAATTCTAAACCAACCACACCATTTTGGGTTATGAATTTAAATGATGAACCATTCTTTACAGACTATCTACTAAATATTATACAAGAAAAAACAAATAAAACGTTTGATCTAGAACGAGTATATGCTAATGGGCATATGTTCGGAACTCAAGGAGAACCTCATCAAGATGGGTATTCCGAAAATGCTAGGACATTTTTATTTTATGCCGTAAAAAATTGGAGAGTTGATTGGTCTGGCAAAACTGTTTATATATTAAATAAAAATGAGCAGCATTATGAATTGCCAGAACCAAACAAAGGAGTTCTTTTCCCAGGTAGAATGTTTCATTATGCTGAACAAACAACTAGAAAGTTTACTGATCTTAGAGTCACTATAGCTTGGAAATTATACTTAAAGGAGTAAAATGATAATTTCAAAATACAACTGTATTTACTTTGATGACATGGTAGCTAAGTATGTTACCATGCTTAATAAGCCAGTAATTTTTATTAGATCCTACGGGTGGAATAATAGCGCCGACGAACAAAAAATTCAGCAGTCAAAAGAGATATACAAAAATTCACTACCATTAGATGTATACACAACAATGGATCAATGTGAATTTTCTGTAATTGAAATTGATGATGTCGAAGAAGCAATTGAATTTTGTGAAGATAGTTTCCCAGAATCAGCCGAAAAATGTGATCCAGAACTTTATGTATACTATAAAGTTTTTAATGCCCAAGGACAAGTTGTAGCAAGTAACTAAAATGTTTTCTGATAAATTTACTGAAATAAACAACTATAGTTTAGTTCATAAAAAATATTTGGATACTTCTTCAATAATGCCTTGGAGATATACTTCTGTGTTTGATAGTAATTACAAACCAGAAATCAGTGAAGAAGTTAAGAATAAATTTCAATTATTTTTTTATTACAGATTACAATATGCTGCTGAAATTTTAGAAGATGATAAAAAATATCTAGAAATAACTCACCGAGACAATATTATTAAAGAATATAGAGCAATCAATCCAATCAAATTGCCTTTTTTCATTGATTCTGGTGAATGGAATCATTTTATTCATACATTAGAAATTTCTAATTTAGACCTTTGTAGACAAAGAATATTTGATTATGTTGGTGATGCTGTTGTGGCGGCTGGTATCAATTCAGTAACATATGATCCTGATTGTAATGCCACTGGACTCTACTTTCAACATGATCCTTCAATTATGTTGAACCATTCCGAATTATCAAATAAACTTTGTGTTGCTTCGACCAAAATCAATAATGTAATGCCAACTGTATACATTAATTCCACAAATAATCAAATCAGTTATAATATAGCTTTACAGTATACCGTGAGATCATTTAGATATGGTAGAATTTCTGGGAAAACTATGTTTGATTCTTCTGAATGTATACCAATTAGAATAAAAAATCAGCCACAAACTGACATAGTAGTAAATGTTTTACTAGATAATGGATTAATTGACAATGAAATGGTAGCTTACATGAAAGAAGTTATACCAGAAGAGACTAAATTAGAATTCGAATATTCAATTGATGGTGATGGAAATTTGATTGATATTATTGCCAAAAACATTGTAATTGAAGAATTTGAAAATGTTTCTGAAAAACAAAATCATCCAATGTACGATATATTTGAGAAAAGAAATTTAGTTTGAATATACTGTGCCAAATATAATACTGGCACAGGGGGCTTGACGCTCCCATCTTTTTGTGTCATACTATCTTCATTGAATTCATTTGCCATGAAACTCCGCCCCCAACAAGAGCAGAGTCTTGCTGCCATGAAAAAGCACCAGTTTGGGCAGATCATCGCTCCCACTGGTGCTGGCAAAACTCTCATTATGATTTATGATGCTATTCGTCGTATGAACGAATCTAGCACCCCCCTTACTATTGTTGTTTGTGCCCCTCGTATCCTTCTAGCGGAGCAATTATCTAGTGAGTTTCTTGAGTTTATTGATAATGCTAACGTTATTCACGTTCACAGTGGAGAAACGCATCATAAAAGCACCACGAATCCGAAAGTGATTGCTGCTTGGGATGAGATTGTTAATAATCACAAACTTATCTTTACCACATACAACTCGCTTCGTCGGGTCAATGAGTCTGAAATCAATATTGACATTGCTTATTACGATGAGGCACACAATGCCACTCGTACTGATTTCTTTGACTCCGTAGCTAACTGTAACGCCACCAACTACTACTATTTCACTGCTACTCCCAAGCATCGCCGTTCCTCGCTTGGCACTGGCATGAACAACAAGATTGTGTTTGGTCAGATTATTTCTAATATTTCTGCTCCTGAGCTGGTTGAGCAAGGCAACATTCTGCCTCCTACCATTCAGATTCATGAGGTTGATTATGAACGGCAGAAAGGTCTCACCGCTGCCGACAACGACGCCAGCACCCTCATCGACATGATCGACGGACTGGACACTAGGAACGCCCAGAAGGTGCTTGTGGCTGCTCCTAGCAGCAAAGTCTTGTGGCAGATGCTATCAAGCACCAGCGTCCTCTCAGACCTCGCTGAGCGTGGTTTTGATGTTCTTCACATCACCAGCAAGTTCGGTGCTTACGTTAATCAAACCAAGGTTGATCGTGAGACTTTCTTCGACACTTTCAATTCTTGGGGTCAAGATCCTGATCGTAAGTTCATCATCTTCCACTACAGTATTCTGTCTGAAGGTATCAATGTTCACGGTCTGACTCACACCATTCTGCTCCGTAACCTGCCAATTGTGGAAATGGCACAGACCATCGGGCGTGTGATCCGTCTTAACAAGGATGACGCCAGCGACGTTGCTTGTGGTAAGATTGAGGCAGGAAACTTCGCCATGTACCGAAAGCCTACTGGGTTCGTCACCGTGCCCGTCTTCAAGAACTACGGCAAGAAAACCCAGCGTCGTCTGGAAGAAGTCGTAGACACTATCTTTGTCCAAGGTCAACCCGCCATTGATGTACGATGACACTCAAACGATCAATTGATTACAAGGATCAACTACTCACCTTCAAACAACTTGAGGGCGTAGTTGCTCGTAAAGATATTATCACTGGTCCTGCTCAAGCTATTGTTGCTCAAGCAAAGATCAATGATTTTTCTTGGGAATCTGCTGCTCAGGCATATTCTACGTTCACGAAAGAAGAGCAAGCAGATATTCGTAAATCTGGTCAACAACTGTTGGCAGGATATTATGACCCACTTACAGATACTATTGGTGCTCCTGGTGCTAATCCTACAGAAGCCAGGGGTATTATGATTACCCAAATGTATCTCAATCAGGATCGTTGCTGTGCTTATAGCGGTGACGGTCCATATCATATTTTAGATTTTCAGGTAGAACACATTGATCCCACTGCTGGTGATCGCCCAGAGAATATTGTACTTGTTCTTGCTAACATTAATGAGAACAAGAAACAGTCTGCTCAAAACTTTATTGAACGTTGTGAACGTCGATATGAAATGGGAGAGCTTGAATATAACATCTGGTATAAGTCTATGAAAGACGCTGTGAAGCGTAATCATAAGATGAAAGCAGAAATTCTTTCTATGAGTGAGCATGAATTGTGTCAGTATTGGCTCACTCGTACTACTACCAAATACGACAAATATGTGTGGCGTAACATTGGTATGTCTTCGCTGAGTGAATTTCGTATTCTCAAGGGCTCTGGCATCAAGCGAGCAGGGGGCACTCAGGGAAACTATGTGGACATTCTCAACACTATCGCTGCTGAGTACCTGTTTGGGGATCCTGACTTGGCACGGGACATCTACCAGTGTGCTAGACTGTTCAGGAGCAACTACCTCAACGGTCGGATCCAGCGTGAAGACTACGCTCTCTTTAACATGGAGATCATAGAGTTGTCAAATCATATTCATCCAGGTTATAATAGAGAAAAGTTTTACAACAACATCGTTCGGAACAACTATTCATGGCCCCATCTAAAGTGACCAACCATTCCCTGTATCGTTACGCTGGTGGCAAGAACAGGATGAAGAATGAGATTATCGACATCATCAAGGATGTTTATCCTGGTGTCGATTATGTTGTTTCGCCTTTCCTTGGTGGTGGTTCTGTTGAAATGCTGTTAGCTTCACGAGGCATCAAGGTACAAGCATATGACATTTTCCGTTCACTTGCTGATTTTTGGGAAATTCTGACCACAGAGGGCGGCGATCGTCTTGCTGACGAAGTTACCAAGCATTATCCATTAAAAGACAGTGATCACTATAAATCTTTTCTGCCGCTGCTAGATAGTACGGACAAATTCACTCGTGCTTGGGCATTTTATATTGCTATCAAGGGTTCTTACAGCGGCAAAATTGGTTGCTCTACTGTCCGCTCCAGGGCAGAATTTCGTCTTGTTGGCATCGAAAAATTGAGGAAGTTCTACAATCCGAACTTCAGTTTTAGTTATGGTAGTTGTTTCGATACAATTCCTCGGCATGTAGATGACTTCATGTATCTGGATCCACCGTACTACGAAACAGTCAGTCACTACTATGGTAAAGACGGAGAACTTCACAAAACATTCGATCACGAAGAGTTTGCTGAAATTCTAAAGTCTCATCGGGGTGGTTTTGTGATGTCATATGATAATAGCGAAAGCGTTCGTAACTTGTATGAAGGTTGGACCGAGTTTCGATACCTTACCTTCCCATACCAAATGTCTGGCACCAAAAGGTATGACAAGACCGAGTTGATTATTGTCAAGAAACCAGAACATCCGAAACCAAAACCCAGAAGTGTGCTAGAATCTTTTTTAGTTTGAATTTCAATCATGTATGAAACCCTCACAGAATTCGAACGAGCCCTTGCTCGTTTTGGAGATAAAGTCGGCCTCATTGCAGGACTTGAAATTGCGGATAAAATCTCTCCAGAAGATGCTTATCAGCAAATCAAGGAACTTTACAAAGAACTTAAGAAACTACGTAAGAAAGAACGACCAGAGTGGGAGCAGCTCGACTACGACAACAAGTAGAATTTGTTCTCGTTGTGGTGTAGAAAAACCATTGAATAGAGATCATTATCAAGTAGTAAAAACATTTCGATCAGGATTTTCTTATTATTGTAACGATTGTTCTGTTGAAATGAAGAAAACCAAACCCACCAATAAATAATTCCAACTGGAGAATATCTATGCTTTCTACTCAATATCGTCTTCGCCTTCAAGCGATTTGTGATAAAATTGTGAAAGGTGAAATGGTTGAACTATCTGATATGATTTGGGCAGAAAAGCTTGCTAACGCCAATAGAACTGCTGGAACTATGCTTCGTCAAGCAAGGAGGAAAGCAGCAAATCCTGATATGCAGGAAGGAGATCTTGATGATTTTTTAAATCAACTTGATATTGGTGGCATTGGTCATGAATCTAAAGGCATTAGGGGATTTGAATCCGTTGATGATATTGTAGATTTCTTTACCGAAGGCAGAGATAAGCCAGAAGATTGGCGTCAGAGAGATTAAAATGAATTTATATTACTACGTTATATTTTCTATATTTGCTATCATTGCTTATATGATGGTAGTAGATAAAAATGTTGTAACATTTATTGACCTGATGATCCGCTACGCTGGGGTTCAACTCAAGCGAGCATGGTGGATCGTCAGGTTTCACCCTATCAACCCCATCCCTCGCTGGACTCTCAAGTGGAGAGTGGAGAGGATGACCAGGCAACTGGAAAAAGATCTTAAGATCAACACAAAAGACTTGACGGACCCCGACTGACCTGCTACCATACAACCATCAACGAATTTCGCCATGACCAAGTACGACAAACTTATGGACATTATCAAGGATCACCTGTACGGTTATTACATTAGTGGTCAGCAGGGTGACGGTTGGGATGAAGCAGATGCTCAGGAGGTTTCTCATGCTATTCTTTTGGCAGTTGAAGAGTATCAGTCTTCTCCATTATCAAAAACATGGAGGGCATCTGATTAATGAAACGTCTCAAAATTATGAATCTTTTGACAGCATTGGACAATGCTAAAAAAATTCTTGAACAACTTGAAGAGTTTGATGACTACGACATCATAGAACTTCTTGAACTAAAATACGAGAAGATCTACCAGCAAACCTACAACATCTAATTTATTATGAACATTGAAATTTGTGATAGGAATGGCAATTTTGTTTCTCTTGAAACTTGTATTCAAGAAATTCAGAATACTATCATCACTCTTCAGGCAACTATTGTTCAACTTGAATATCAACTGAAATCTCAAGCACCAGAAGAACCTAAAGAAACTCCTAAGTCCGATCTTGAAAAACTGAAAGAAGAAATTCTTGAAGAAGTAAACCTCGTAA